GAATCAAAACGACCTTTACGACCGTATGGACAGCGATTAAAACAACGGTCTCTACTGTAGTGAATTCGATCAAAACGACGGTCACCACCGTATGGACAGCGATCAAAACGACGGCGGAAACCATCTGGAATGCAATAAAAACATTTTTCAGTACGACGCTTACCGCCATTAAAACCACGTTCACAACGATCTGGAATGCGATTAAAACCACAGTCACAACCGTATGGAATACGGTCAAAACAACGGCGACAACCGTGTGGAATGCGATTAAAACCTTCTTCACCACAACACTGACGGCGATTAAAACGACGTTTACGACGATATGGAACGGGGTAAAAACAACGGTCACGACCGTATGGAATGGAATCAAAACGACAGCGACAACTGTGTGGAATGGCATCAAATCCTTCTTCAGCACGACGCTTAGCGGGATTAAAACGACATTCTCTACAGCGTGGAGCGGGATCAAGTCGACGGTGACGACCATTGGCAGCAGCATCAAAACCTCGGTCACCACGAACTGGAACAACATTAAAACTTCCCTGTCCACGACGATGACAAATATCAAGTCGGCGGCATCCACCGCATGGACGGGAATGAAGACGAGTCTCGGGACAATCGCGGACGGGATCAAAACCAAGATTACTGGTGTGTTTGATGGGATCAAAACCCATGCATCGACTGTTTGGTCTGGGATTAAGTCTGCTATGACAAGCCCGATTGAAACCGCAAAGACTACGATCAGCGGCATTCTGGATGGGATTAAGGGTCTCTTCAATTTCCAGTGGAGCCTGCCTTCCTTAAAGCTGCCGCATTTCTCATGGTCTTGGAATGACATCGGCTTTGGCATCAGTATCCCGAGCATTTCTGTCTCCTGGTATAAGAAGGCGATGGATAACCCGATGATCCTGAACAATCCGACCATTTTTGGCGCTATGGGCGGAAAACTGCTGGCAGGGGGAGAAGCCGGAAGCGAGATGGTGATCGGCACACAGACGTTGATGGAGACGATCCGGCAGGCTGTAGCAGGTCTTGTTTCCGGGAATACCAACATCAACTATGGCGGAGTGACCGTCAATGTCTACAGCCAGCCGGGGCAGGATATCTCGGAACTGGCAGATGAAATCGAAGAGCGGATCAACATGAATGTCGCAAAGCGTGCGGCGGCATTTAGCTAAGGGGAGGATGTAAGATGCACACCTTTATCTATAACGGGAAGAAGTCGCAGGACTATAACCTCATCCTCTCCGGGGAGGATACCTGGAAGAAGACGATGCCGGATGTGGAGCGGATGCAGATCCCCGGCAGGAACGGAGACCTGCTCCTTTCCAACCACCGGTACAGCAACGTGGAACTGACCTACCACGTAGGCATCAAACGGAACTTCAATCAGAATTTCACAGCCTTCATGAATTTCCTTCTTCGGGAGCCGGGGTATCACCGGCTTGAGGATTCCTACCACCCGGAATATTACCGAATGGCGGTGCTTGATAAGGAGATCAGCCCGAAAATGGCCTTTCAGAACTACAGCGGGTCATTCGATCTTGTTTTTTCCTGTATGCCGCAGCAGTACCTAAAAAGCGGAGAACGGCTGCAGGTACTGACCGGTTCCGGCACGGTATTCAATCCGACGATGTATGATGCGAAACCGCTGCTTCGAATCTACGGGCAGGGGCGGATTACCATTGGAGAGGAACAGGTGACGATCACAGAGAATGACTCCTTCATTGATCTCGACTGTGAGCTTGAGGATGCCTTCCGGGATACAGTGAACTTAAACGGCTGCCTCGAGCTTAGCACCGGCGACTTTCCGATCCTGCCACCGGGGAGCACCAGCATTACGTTCGGCTCCGGCATCACGAAGGTAGAGCTTATCCCAAGGTGGTGGTGCCTATGAAGCCGATCTTGTATCCGGCGGGAGAGACGCAGTTTAAGAACAATGGCCTCGGCAGGCTTTCCGAGGCGACGAAGTGTCTGGTGACGGAGGAGCGCAACGGCCAGTATGAACTGGAAATGCAGTATCCCGTTACCGGGCGGCATTATAAGGAAATCATCGAAGAGAGGATTATCGCAGCACGTCATGACGACAGCGACGATGTCCAGCCTTTTCGTATCTATAAAATCACTCGTCCGATGAACGGCATCGTGACGGTATCGGCCCGGCATATCAGCTACCAGTTATCGAAGGTAGCGGTGATGCCGTTTTCTGCAGAAACCTGTGCGGGTGCCCTTGGCGGAATGATCACAAACAGCGTGGGCGACTGTCCATTCACCTTCTGGACGGACAAGCTGCTGGAGGCACACTTTCACGTAGACGTACCGTCCTCCTTCCGGTCACTCCTTGGCGGAGTATCCGGATCGATCCTCGATGTGTATGGCCCGGGCGAGTATGAGTGGGATAAATTCACTGTCAAGTTCCATACCCACAGGGGAGCTGACCAGAACGTCATGATCCGCTACGGCAAGAACATGACCGATGTGAAAAAGACCACCGATACCAGTAACATTTGGACGGGGATATTGCCATATTGGGCGGGAACCGATGAGTCGGAGCAGGCGGTACTTGTCACGCTTCCGGAGAGGGTGATCTATTCTTCATACGCCGGGGACTATGTATATAAGATGGTGGTGCCGGTGGATCTGTCATCCTCATTTCAGGAGCAGCCGACGATCGAGCAGCTTCGCTCCCGTGCACAGTCCTATGTGGCCGCCAATGCAGCCGACGGGATTCCGGCAAGCATCGATGTCTCCTTTGTGGCCCTCTGGCAGACGGAGGAGTATAAGAACTGGGCACCGCTCCAGAAGCTGAAGCTCTGTGATACGGTGACGGTGTATCATAAGGGGCTTGGCATCGAGAATAAGGCAAAGATCGTAGCGGTCACCTATAACGTGATTCTGGAACGGTACGAGAAGATGACGATCGGGGAGGTGAAGACAAACCTCGGCGACTCCATCCGACAGATCTCGGAGGAGATCAAGCGGGATGTACCGACAAGTGCCTCCATCTCGCAGGCGATCAGCCTTGCGACGAATATCCTCTCCGGAAGTACCGGCGGCAACATCGTGATCAACACGAACGCAAAGGGCCAGCCGGTCGAGATCCTCTCGATGAATACGGCGGATATCAAAACCGCTACGAAAATACTGAAGATCGATCAAAACGGCATCTCTGTATCCTCTGCCGGGTACAGCGGTGCCTTTACTGTATTGCTCGATATGAACGGGAAGTTTGATGCTGCCGCCTTAAAGGGCATCATCGATGCGGCACTGGTGAAGTCCGGCGTCCTATCCGACAAGCAGAGCAATATTTCATGGAACATGGCGACCGGGGCTTTTACCGGGAAGAACGTGACGATCACGAATCTGACAGCCACGTCGGTGAGCGGAACGACTGTCGAGGGGGAGACCGTCAGCTCCGGGGATGGCTATACCGGAAGCTATCATGTGGACGGCGCGACGATCTCCGTCCGGGCTGGGATTGTGACCGGGAAAACGGAGGATGAGATACAGCCTCCTGCTGCCTATAGCGGAACCTATCATGTGGATGGGGCAACCGTCACAGTGCAGAATGGCATGATCACAGCGGTGACGCCAGATCCGCAGCCGGAGCCAGATCCAGAGCCAGAAACACCGGGTGGTGAGGAAGGAGATAATTCATGATCACAACACAGACAGAACTGGATGTTTCTCCGGGCGGCATCGCACCGGTGATTCATGTAAGCCAGTATGATACGGGGAGCCGGACGCTCCTCTTTAACCTGATCGCGACAGCGGGAGATCTGATCCTGCCCGGCGGTACCAAAGCCGAGATCCGGGGAACGAAGCCGGACGGGAATGGGTTCTCTTATGAATGTCAGATCAGTGGGAAAACCGTCACTGCGGACGTGACCGAGCAGATGACGGCTGCTGCGGGTAAAGCGGTCTGTGAGATTGTTCTTTATACTGGGACGCCAGCGAGGGAAGATGCAGAGGCTTCTGCCGATTTCATGCAGCTCGCAACTGCAAACTTTATTCTCTATGTGGAGCGGGCCGCGCTCGATAAGGACACCTTAAAATCCGGTTCCGAGATCCGACAGCTCGTAAACGTGATTGATCGCACCGATGAGCTGCTTGCAGCTGCGGCGACCATGGATGAAGCCAAAGAATCCATCCGGCAGATGACGGAGGATACCAGGTCGGATATGCATGCGCTGGCTCAGCAGGTAGAAACAAATGCCGAGGATCTCGCGGAACAGTCTGCCGCATCCGCAAGGGCCGCCGCGCAATCGGCGCAGGCAGCAGAGCGGACGCTGGAGACGGTCGAGGCAAAGGGACAGCAGTTATCCCAGCTTGCTATTAACTCGGATACCATTGCAAAGGAAGCGCTGGAGAAGGCGACGAATGCAGAGAATGAGTCCTATGAGGTTTCTAACTATCTGGAGACGGTCAGACGTGAGCTTTCCCAGCTGAGCCTGTCCATGCAGGAGAAGATCGACGATGCCTATGTGGAGGACGGTTTCCTTTACATGACATCTGAAGGCGAAGTGGTCGTCGGGCCTTTCTCCGGTACCGGCGGAGGCGGCGGGGGTGGTACCTCCGGGAACAATGCCCATATCACGCTGACCAATAAATCCGGTTTCCTGTCCCGGACAATCGCGCAGGGCGATTCCTGCCCGGTGACGATCAACTGGACATCGGAAGAGGATGAGATCCCGACCGGAAACGGCACCATGAAGGTGACCGTGAGTGGTGTGGTAAAAGCCATGATTGATATCAAGCAGGGCGATGTGGTCGTAGACATTGGCCCGTATGTATCAGCGGGAACATCGGTGGTCAAGATCAATGTGTCTGATATTTACGGGAACAGCCGCACTTTAAACTTCTCGATCACCGTGGTGGTGCTCGGCCTTTCCTCGAGCTTTGATGATTCAGCGGCCTATACCGGGCCGATCAGTTTTCCGTACACACCAGTCGGAAACATCCAGAAGAATATGCACTTCATTCTGGATGGCAGGGAGATCGGCACAACCGTGACTTCGGTTTCCGGAAGGCAGCAGTCCTTTGCGATCCCGCAGCAGAGCCATGGAGCACATAGCTTTACCGTGTATTTCGATGCGGAGATCAACGGCCAGACGGTGAAGTCGAACGAGCTGTATTACGAGATCATCTGTCTGGAAACGATGAACCTGACGCCGATTGTGACCTGCAGTTTTCATACGGAAACGGTGAAGCAGTACACGACGATTCACATCGGGTACTCCGTGTATGATCCAACTTCCATGAATGCAGATGTGGTGATCAAACGAAATGGTGTGACGATCTCTACGCAGACGGTCGGAAGAAGCAAACAGGATTTTGCCGTCCGGATGGATACGGTGGGAACCTTTACCTTTGAGATCAGCTCCGGGGAAGCATCCCGGTTATTCACACTGGAAGTGACTGAATCCGATATTCAGATCGAAGCGGAGACGGAAGCCCTCTCGCTGTACCTGACCAGTAATGGCAGGAGCATTACAGAAGAGAACCGGTCAGAATGGAAGTACGGAGATGTGGCAGCGCAGCTTTCCGGATTCAACTTTGCATCCGATGGCTGGCAGAAAGACGAGAAAGGGAACACAGTCCTCCGGATCGCCGGTGATGCCAGGGTGCAGATCCCGTATCATCTGTTCGGGACAGATTTCCGTACCTCCGGCAAAACCATCGAGCTGGAATTTGCTACCCGGACAGTCATGAACTATGATGCGGTGATCTTATCCTGCCTTTCCGGTGGTAGGGGGCTTTCCCTTACCGCACAGAAGGTACTTCTCAAATCCGAGCAGAGCGAGATCGGGACACAGTTTAAGGAAAACGAGCATGTCCGTGTTGCTTTTGTGGTAGAGAAGCGGACGGAGCACCGGCTGATTTACTGCTATATCAACGGCATCATGTCCGGAGCGGTGCAGTACCCGGTGAATGATGACTTTGCACAGACAGAGCCGGTAGGCATCAGCGTCGGCAGCAACGAGTGCACCATCGACCTCTATAACATCCGGGTCTATGATAACAACCTGACGAGAAGCCAGATCCTCGATAACTGGATCGCGGACACGCAGGATGTGGAGGAGATGCTGGCTCGGTACCAGAGAAATCAGGTATACGACGCCTACGGGAATATCGTGAAAGAGCAGCTACCGCCGGATCTTCCGTACCTCATTTTGGAGGCAGCAGAGCTTCCGCAGTACAAGGGCGATAAGAAAACGGTGAACGGCTCCTATGTCGATCCGTTGCATTCGGAGAAGTCCTTCACTTTTACCGGCGCTCAGTTCGATGTACAGGGAACTTCCTCCCAGTACTATGAGCGGAAAAATTATAAGGCCAAGTACCGGAACGGTTTTGTAACGGCAAACGGTTCGACGGTAGTTGACTGGAAACTGCGCGATAACTCCATCGCGGTGGCGACCTTCTGCTACAAAGCGGACGTTGCTTCCTCCGAAGGAGCCAACAACGTAGAACTGGTCATTCTCTATAATGACGCCTGCCCGTACAAAACACCGGCGCAGCGGGAAGATGAGCGGGTGCGGCAGGGTATTGACGGATTCCCGATCGTCGTGTTCTGGCACGATACCGTGAAGGATGAAACGACCTTCATGGGCAAGTACAACTGGAACAATGATAAATCGACAGAGGAAGTCTTCGGCTTTCAGGACGACGATGAATCGTGGGAAGTCCGGAACAATACTTCTGATCGTGTTCTGTATAAGAGCGCGGATTATTCCGGCGATGCATGGCTTGGCGACTATGAGGCCCGGTTCCCCGATACCGATCCTCCGTACACAGATCCCGCTCAGCTGCAGGAATTTGCAGAGTGGGTGGTCAGTACCGATACGGAGAAGGCAACCGGCGATCTGCTTCCGGAGCCTGTGACTTACGGGGAAGAGGAATACACCCATGATACGTCCGAGTACCGGCTGGCGAAATTCAAAGCGGAGGCAGGGCAGTACATGGAGCTTGATTCCGCGATGTTTTATTACCTGTTTACGGAGCTCTTCCTCATGGTGGACTCCCGGGCCAAGAATATGTTCCCGTCATTTATGGGAGGTGTGATTTCAGCATGAAAAAGAAAATCGTATTCCTGCCGTATGATATGGATACGGCGATCGGGATCAACAACGAGGGCGCTTTGGTGTTCTCTTATAATCTGGAAGACATCGACCAGACCGACGGTGGTGCGGATGTCTTTAACGGGCAGCAGAGCGTGTTATGGAAAAACATGCGGGCTGCCTTTTTTGATGAGATGAAAGCCATGTACCAGAATCTCCGTTCAACCGGAAAGCTCAGCTATGAGAAGGTAGAGCGGATGTTTGAGGAACATCAGGAGAAATGGCCGGAGGCGATCTTTAACGAGGATGCCTGGTTCAAATACCTGGCCCCGCTTGTGGAGAAGGGCAACGCGAGTTATCTTTCCATGCTGCAGGGGTCAAAAGCAGAGCAACGGAAGTGGTGGCTCTATAACCGTTTCCGCTATATCGACTCCAAATATAATGCCGGGGATGCGCTGTCGGATGTCATTACCGTCCGTGGATATGCGAAAGCAGATATCACAGTGGAGCCATATGCGGATGTCTATGCAACTATCAAGTACGGTTCCTATCTGGTGCAGAGTCGGTCGGCCAGAAACACAAAAACGACGCTGCCTTGTCCACTCGATAACGTGAACGATACTGAAATCTATATCTACAGCGCCAGTCAGCTGGCGGATGTGGGAGACCTTTCCGGCCTCATGGTCGGCTATGCGGATTTCTCAAAGGCAGTGAAGCTGCAGGCCCTGAAGATCGGTGACAGCGATTCCGGTTACAGCAATGGGAACCTGACGGAGCTGTATCTCGGTAACAACGAGCTGCTCCGGACACTGGATGTGCGGAACTGCCCGAATCTGACACAGCCGGTGGATCTTTCCGGGTGCGCCAATATTGAACAGGTCTATTTTGATGGGACAGCAATCACCGGTGTAGATCTTCCGAAAGGCGGTATCTTAAAGACGCTGCATCTGCCGGGAACACTGGCCAACCTGTCGATTATCGGGCATCCCGGGATTGCGGATTTTGTGCTGCCGAGTAAGGAAAACCTCTCGACCTGCAGGCTGGAAAATATCGGAAGCGGGATTGATGTGAAAACAATGCTCGGAAGCCTGCCTGCAGGCTGTCGTACTCGTGTTATTGGGTTTGCCTTTTCCGTATCCAGCGAGTCAGAACTGACTGCGTTAAAAACGAGGCTTGATATGATGCGCGGTCTTAATGAGAATGGCGGAAATGAAGAACAGGCGCAGCTGTTGGGAACGATTCAGATCAATTCCGTAACCGGAGCAACCGTAAAGGCATTCCGGGAGAAATACCCGGACGTCACAATCAATTATAAGAACATCAGCAGCATATGCTATTTCTACAACTATGATGGGACGTCCGTTCTTCGTACAGCAACGGCTACAAACGGGGGATCTGTTACCTACAGCGGAAGTACTCCGACAAAACCAGCATCGGAATCGGAAACTTATACCTTTGTAGGATGGTCGCTTGTGATTGGCGGACAGCGCGATCCGTCTGCTCTTTTGCACATCGTGGAAGATCGGAATGTGTACCCCGCGTTTACGGCGAGCGTCCGTACCTTTACCGTACGCTTCTATGTGGGGACAAGGTGCATTGAGACGAAGAGCAATGTCCCTTATGGTACAGCGACAGAGTATACGGGAGCAACACCGACGAATACAGCGGAATCTGATCCGACAGACTATGAATTCACGGGATGGGATAAGGAGACTACTTCCGTCAAATCGGATCTGAATGTCTATGCACAGTTCCGGTATGTCGGTGCGACTTATAAGCATCTCATCGACGGTAATTTGAAGGGTGAGCTCTACAATGAATTAGCAACTGTTGTTGGAAACCGGGCATGCTATGGGCTTGCCAGCGTGACGAGCATCTCCTTACCGAACGTGGAGACGGTTGAGGAATACGCGTTTGCAAATTCAAATCCTACAGGTAGTAACAGGGGAACATCCTTACTGTCTGTTAGCTTGCCAAAGGTAAAGACCATCGGACAGTATGCTTTCTCCTATCAGACAAAGATGACTTCTTTGGATGTAAGTTCGGTTGAAACTTTGACTACAAGATGCTTTAGCCACTGTGAGGCATTGCAAAGCATTAATCTGCCAAATGTTGAGGTGCTGCCTGACTACGTATTTGAAGCAGACGCACAATTGGAGACTGTCAATATTCCGAAGGTGACCCGCATTGGAGAATATGCATTCTTTTACTGTAATGCGCTGAAACATATCACACTGCCTGAAACGTTGCTTAGAATTGGTGACAGCGCGTTTTATCGCTGTTTCAATCTGGAGGAGATCATCATCCCGGCTAGTGTGACCTATATTGATGAAGATGGATTTCGGTCCTGCAGCAAAATGAAACGGGTGATCTTTAAGGGACGTCCGGGTGTTTATAGAACAGCATTCGTTGATTGCACAGGACTAACAGATATTTATGTTCCGTGGTCAGTGACCGCAACAAATGGGGAACCGTGGGGTGCACCAAATGCGGTGACGCATTATCTGGAAGATGGCTGGATGGAAGAATTGTTCCCTGAAGGGCAGGAAGGAGAGTAAGGATGGCAGTAGTAGAAAAAACTGTGGATATCATCGGAGATGAGAGATTCACGGCAATGCTTCTGGCAAAGACAATACCGGATGACTGTCCGGTCGATCTTTATGATGAGGTCGTTCAGAGCGTTAGAAACTATGCAATGTATAAGATGGGGAAGCTGCAATCTGCCATCTTTCCTCGTGTAACGGCTGTGGGAAACTATGCGTTTTATGAATGCACCACGCTTAAGAGAGCAGAAATGCCGCTTTGCAAAACTCTGGGTGAAAGGGCGTTTCAGGGATGCAAATTGTTAGAGGAGATTGAGATGCCTCTGGTCATGTTTTTGAACAGCAGCTGTTTTGCTGGATGCACAGCGCTTACAAAAGCGATCTTCTCGAGCGTTACGATTATGTATGGATCAGGGGTATTTTCCAGTTGCCCGAATCTGAAAACAGTCAATTTCCAGAAGATGACAAACATGGGCGAGGGGTGCTTTTCAGGTAATCCGACTCTGGAACAGATTGATCTCCCCTCGATCAAGGTCATTGGCAGTTCGGCATTTAATAATTGCACTGGTTTAAAGACCGTGAATATTGGCCCTGATATCATAACGATCCCTGCAAATGCTTTTTCCGGGACTTCATCTGATCTGGTGATCAATTTAGCTGTTTCAGAAGGCGCGGTGGCGAATGCTCCATGGGGCGCGACAAATGCGACGATCAACTACGATACACCATATGCAGGGGAAATCCCCATGCCGACATAAAGGAGGTGGTGACAGATATGATTCGGAAGATGCTCTATAAGAGCGAGAGAGAAGGCGGCGGGTACACAGTTTCGCCAGTAAAGCCGGAAGGCCACTACCAGGTACGATGGCGGCTCATCGCTGAGGAAGGCAGGGCGATCACGAACGGAGAGATTACCGTCACCGTGATCGATGTGCAGCACCGAAAGGACTGTGAGGCTTGGCAGGACTGTGACCTGCCGGAAGAACTGAAAACAGAAACCATAGACGAGGGCATCCAGTGATGGGTGCCTTTTCTCGTGCAAAGAAAGAGAGGTAACAGGGAATGAAGGAATTTTGGACGGGAACACAGGTGGTGTTCACCGGGATCGGTGGCTGGCTTGGCTGGTTCCTCGGTGGATGCGACGGCCTGCTGTATGCGCTGGTGCTCTTCGTGGTGGTCGATTATATCACCGGCGTGATGTGCGCGGCAGCGGATCACAAGCTGTCCTCCGAGGTCGGCTTTAAGGGAATCTGCCGCAAGGTGCTGATCTTCCTGCTGGTCGGGATCGGCCATGTGCTGGATACCCAGATCATCGGAACCGGGTCGGTGCTACGGACGGCAGTGATCTTTTTCTATTTGTCTAATGAAGGCATCTCCCTTCTGGAGAATGCCGGACACCTGGGCTTGCCGATTCCGGAGAAACTGAAGATTGTACTCGAGCAGCTTCACGACCGGGCGGAAAAGGAAACTGAAGACTGAGAAACACGAGAGGGGCGGGAGTAACATCCCGCCTTTTCTATTGACGAAAGGACGGAAATACGATGGCTTACACAAACAGCTCACTTGTGGAACTTACGAGACTCTCACCGAATCATTCCGGCCAGAGGACACACGCGATTGACCGCATTACGCCGCACTGTGTTGTGGGCCAGTGTACGGCGGAGGGCCTCGGTGACTGGTTTGCAAAATCCAGCACAAAGGCATCCAGTAACTATGGCATCGACCGGGATGGACGTGTGGGCATGTATGTCGAGGAGAAAAACCGCAGCTGGTGCAGCTCCAGTAGTGCGAATGACCAGCGGGCGGTCACGATTGAATGCGCCTCGGATACTTCGGAACCCTATGCTTTCCGGGATGTGGTCTATCAGAAGCTTATCACGCTCTGCGTTGATATCTGCCGCCGGAACGGGAAGAACAAGCTGATCTGGTTTGGAGATAAGGATAAGACGCTGAACTATTCCCCGAAATCCGGCGAGATGATCCTGACGGTGCACCGGTGGTTTGCAAACAAGTCGTGTCCGGGCAACTGGATGTATGCGAGGATGGGAGACCTTGCTGCAAAGGTTACGACCCAGCTTGGCGGAAGCACTGAGCAGAAAACAGAGGAGCAGATCAAGACCGGTGGGACGCAGGCATCTTCGCTGAAAGATCTGTCCGAGGTGGATGTGATCAAGAAAGTCGGCGCTCTGTTTACAGCGGACATGAAGAAATCCGGCATTCTGGCATCGGTATCGCTGGCGCAGTTCATTCTGGAATCCGGGTACGGGAAATCTGAACTGGCCCAGAATGCCAACAACTGCTTCGGCATGAAGAAATCCCTCTCCGGGAATACATGGGCCGGATCTGTGTGGGACGGCAAGTCCGTGTACACCAAGCAGACAAAAGAGCAGAATGCGGATGGTTCCTATGTGACCATCACAGCCGACTTCCGCAAGTATTCCTGTATCGAGGATTCTATTGCCGACCACTCCGCTTACCTTCTGGGTGCGATGAACGGAAGCAAACAGCGCTACGCTGAACTGAAGGGCTGTACGGATTATAGGAAGGCCGTGCAGATCATCAAGGATGGCGGCTATGCGACAAGCCACAGCTATGTGAGCAATCTCTGCTCCATCATCGAGCGTTGGAACCTGACGCAGTATGATACGGCAGAAGCAGTTACGTCGGCTCCGGCGGCGGATGCCTGGTACCGTGTCCGTAAGAGCTGGGGCGACGCCGCTTCTCAGGTCGGCGCTTTCAAGGTGCTGGATAACGCGAAAGCCTGTGCCGATGAGCATCCGGGCACCTATGTGTTTGATCCGGATGGGGTAAAGATCTATACGCCAAAATCCTCGGTGGCGGTTCCCTTCCTCGTGAGGATCAGCATCAAAGATCTGAACATCCGCAAAGGCCCGGGCACGAATTTCACAAAGACCGGGAAGTACACAGGCATCGGCGTGTTCACGATCGTTGAGGTGGCAGACGGGCAGGGAAGCAGCTCCGGATGGGGCAGGCTTAAGTCCGGCGCAGGCTGGTGCAGCCTCGATTACTGCCAGAAAATCTGACGCACAGCCTTGTCGGTAATAGACAAATGACAGGAAAACAGAGGGCCGGTAATTCTCCGATTTATACCGGAAAAACCGGCCTTCTACCTATTATTATCTCAAACTTCCCACTTGGCGAATAGCCAAGAGCAAGCACTACAC